CATACACAATGGTGAAATGCTCAAAGCATGCAACTATCAAGTTGCTTATAATCTTATGATGAAACATTATAAATGATAGTATTTGAAAAACAATTTGGCAAGGGTGTAGATCCTTGGTATGCAAAGGCAGAGAGATGGGCAAAGAAACAAAAATTTCCCATCTCTTTTCTTGCGTTAGGATTTATTGCTTATCTTAAAAAAGTATGGATAAACACTAAAATTAAAAATGAAATGACAAGTGTAGATGCTCAGATAAAACAACTACATGAAGATTGGGATGAAGAAGAAAAGAAACAGTTTTCTCCTGAGATAATTGAAACTCCTTCAGAGGTAGATGGATTGAATGATATGTCAATTGGTAACTTTAAATGATAGTATTTGAAAAAGTTCGTTGGAAGAACTTCTTATCAACAGGAAATGTTTATTCTGAGGTAGATCTACAACGTTCAAGAACTAATTTGATTGTCGGTAGTAACGGATCAGGTAAGTCAACCATCTTAGATGCGTTGACTTTTTCGCTGTTTGGAAAACCATTTAGAAAAATCAGCAAGAGTATGCTGGTGAATAGTGTCAATGAGAAGGACACTATGGTTGAGATAGAATTTAGTATTGGTAATAATAAGTACACAGTTATACGTGGGATCAAACCTAATAAGTTTGTGATCTATTGTAATGGTGAACCTTGGGATGAAGATGCAAAGGCAGTAGATCAACAAAAGAATTTTGAACAAAGCATCTTGAAGATGAACTACAAGTCCTTTACACAGATTGTGGTGTTGGGATCTAGTACCTTTGTCCCTTTCATGCGTTTGCCAGGAGCACAACGTAGAGAGATCATTGAGGATATCCTAGACATTCAAGTGTTCTCTATCATGAATGGTAAGTTAAAGGATAAGATCAGAGAAAATAGAGAAGAGGTTAAGGAGTTAGATTATGGTTTACATTTGATAGAAGAAAAAATTGAACTCCAAAAGAACTATATGATGGAGTTGCAAAAGAAAGCTTTGGCAGAAGTTGATAAGAAGAAGGAAAAAATTCAAGAATATCTTAACAATGAAGCAGATTCAAATGAGGAACTCAGTACATTAACGTTACAGATTGGTGAGATTAATAAAGAAATGTCAGAGTACTCCAAGAGTTCTGATAAGTTAAAGAAATTAAATAACATACTGATCAAGTTAAAGAGTAAGTTAAACACCTGTAAGAAGGAACATAAGTTTTTTGAGGACAATCATGTATGTCCTACATGCACTCAGGATCTATCAGATGACTTTAGAGATATAATGTTAAAGGAAGGACAGTCTAAACTTGAAGAAATGAATGGTGGATATGATGAACTCACTACTGCTATTGATGATGAGCAAAAAAGGAATGATAGATTTGTCACACTATCACAGGATGTTAATGAACTAAATGTAAAAGTTTCTAATACAAATTATCAATTGATGACCATTAGAAATAGTATTAAGGAACTTGATGAAGAGATAAAAGAGATACAAGGAGCAACGCCAGATAAGAAAGCTGAATATACTAAACTTGAAGGCTTGCTCTTTGAAAAGAAACAAGTAAAACAAGCTTATACTGAGAGCAAGAAAGACAGAGATGTTTTAGAGGTTGCCACATCACTGCTCAAGGACAGTGGTATTAAGACCAGAATTATTAAGACGTACCTCCCTACGATGAACAAATTGATTAATCAATATCTTCAAAGTATGGATTTCTATGTTAACTTTTCTTTGGATGAGAATTTTGATGAGACTATTAAGTCTAGATATCGTGATGTCTTTACGTATGAGTCCTTCAGTGAAGGAGAAAAAGCACGTATAGATATAGCACTTCTTCTTACTTGGCGTAGTGTCGCTAAGTTGAAGAACTCAGTTGACACAAACCTTTTGATATTAGATGAAATCTTTGACGGATCGCTTGACCAGTCTGGTACTTCTGATCTTGGTTGGATCTTACGTAACTTTGATGATAATACAAATGTATTTGTTATCTCACACAAGTCCATCTTAGATGATAAGTTTGACCGTACTATTACAGTCAGTAAGGACAAGAACTATTCAAACCTAGAGGAGACAGTTCACGAAGTGACACATGCACTGGTTGGCTAGCATATTTTTTGTGTATACTAGGTACATCAGCAAAACAAATGTATGTCCCAACAAGAAATTAAAGGAAATCTAGCAAGACTCCTAGCAACAGAAAATCTAGTGGTTGAGCACCGTAGCGTACCTACTGCACAGTTCAATGTAGATACCAGAGTACTTACCTTACCTAACTGGGACAGAGCAAGCAGCATTGTATATGATCTTCTTGTAGGTCATGAGGTTGGACATGCATTGTTCACACCTAATGAGGACTGGACTGAGAAGGTTCAGGTTCCCCAGTCATATGTGAATGTCATTGAAGATGTTCGCATTGAGAAATTAATGAAGCGTAAGTATCCTGGTCTACGTAAGAGCTTTGCTGGTGGGTATGCTGAACTCAACGCATTGGACTTCTTTGAGATTCAAAATGAGAATCTAGGAGAGTTTGCTTTTATTGACCGTATCAATCTACACTACAAGGTTGGTGCTTCTGCTTTGATTCCTTTCACAGAAGAGGAGAGAGTATTCGTAACACGTGCAGAGAACACAGAAACATTTGATGATGTTCTAACACTTTCTGAAGATATTCGTAAGTTTGTCAAAGATCAAGAAGAGCAGCAGCAACAGAATCAACAAGAGTCTTCTCTCAATAATGAAGATGGTAAGATGGAAATGGATCAAGATGGTGAAGATCAAGAGTCTGACGAGACTGAGAATCTACAGCAGTCACAGTCAAGTGGTGATAATTTGAGTGATGATGAGTTAGAAGATGAGTTTGACAGAGAGAATCCTTCATACAATCAAGGTGGTAAGCACCATGAAGGTGAGACTCAAGAGAAGTTTGATAGAAAAGCAGAGTCACTATCCAATACAAGTGGAATGAGAGATATAACTTATGTTGAGATTCCTGAAAAAATTAATCTTGACAAGCATATCGTTGACTGGAAGGTTGTACATGAGTGGATTGAAAGTCAGCAAAAGCATGAAAGTGAGAAGTATTCTGAGTATGATGACAGAAAATCTAGAGCAGATGTTTATCGTGAGTATCAGGCATTTCGTAACGAGAACAAGAAAGAAGTTAACTATCTTGTTAAAGAGTTTGAGTGCAAAAAGTCTGCTGATGCATACGCACGTACCTCAACTGCAAGAACTGGTGTATTAGATACAAAGAATCTTCATTCATACAAGTACAATGAAGATCTATTCAAGAGAATCAACATCATACCTGATGGTAAAAACCACGGCATGATCTTCGTTCTTGACTGGTCTGGTTCCATGCAGTATGAGATCTTTGCTACTGTTAAGCAACTACTTAATTTAACTGCATTCTGTAAGAAAGTTCAGATACCATTTGAAGTATATGCTTTCACTAATGAGTGGCAGAAAGTAGAACGTGCTCTTGCATCTGGTGAAGAGATCAATCATTATGGTGGTTGGTATGGTAACCATTACAGAGAGTATAAAGGAATAAAGAAAGGTGAAATTTACATACCAGAAGGTGAGTTCCACATGGTTAACTTCTTATCTTCTCGTTCTAATCCAAAAGATTATGAGAGACAGTGTAAGAACTTCTTTGCAGAAGCTTATGCTTTCTCGCATAGAACTCTTTATCATTACACAGTAGGACTAGAATTATCTGGTACTCCATTGAATGAAGCAATTGTTTTATTGAATACTATTATTCCTAAATTCAAGAAAGACAATGATCTTCAGAAAGTAAATGCTTGCATCCTAACTGATGGTGAAGCAATGTCTCTTTCATATGGTGCTACTTCACAGTATGAAGGAGAAGAAAGTAACATACGTCCTCGCAGTCTTGATTATGGTCAAGTACAGTTACGTGATCGTAAGACTGGTAGGGTATACAGTAGGATGGATGGATATCAGAATACAACCATCACATTGATTGAACAAGTACGTGACAGAAATGCTGGTGTAAGTGTAACTGGTTTTCGTATTCTTTCTCCTAACAGACTATCTGAGTTTGTTGCTAGATTTGCTGACTACTCACATTACGAGGAAGTACAAAAGCAGTGGAGAAAAGAAAAGTCTGCTGTCCTACCATTCCCTAAAGGATACAGTGCTCTCTATGCTATCTCATCAAAGAATCTTGATGAAGATATTGAGTTTGAGGTTAAGGAAGGTGCTAAGAAGGGTGATATTACTAGAGCATTCAAGAAAATGCTCAAGAGTAAATCTACTAACAAAAAACTTCTTAGTTCATTCGTTGAGCAGATAGCGTGACAGTCAACAAACTGTCACACTACTGGTTGCAAATAAACAGCCATCAATTATACTATATTCATACAAACAGAAAATCCAATGCCTTTCCAATCCAAATTTACTAACGATGACTTGATTAACTTCCTATCAAAGGATGGTGAAGTAGTAACTAGCGATCAGGTTAAAGGTGCTGCTGAACACTTTGGAGTGAAGGTTCAGAGCGTCACTAAAAGAATTAATAAACTTCCACAGTTCCAGAAAGTTACACGTGGAACATGGAACCTATCTGTAGCAGAGAAACTTGAAAGAGTTTATGAAGGACTACCAGCAACACCTGCTGTAGAAGAAAACTTTACACCAGACAAAGATCCTAACTATGTACCGTTCGGTAACTTCTCTGATGTTAAGAGAATCATTAACTCTGGTATGTTCTATCCTACATTCGTTACTGGTCTATCTGGTAATGGTAAGACACTTAGTGTAGAGCAAGCATGTGCTCAACTAGGTAGAGAATTAATTAGAGTAAACATTACGATTGAAACAGATGAAGATGATCTCATCGGTGGTTTCCGTCTTGTTAACGGTGCAACCGTATGGCATGACGGACCAGTTATTCAAGCTCTCAACAGAGGAGCTATCTTGCTCCTTGACGAAGTTGACCTCGCCTCCAATAAAATCCTCTGCCTTCAGTCCATCCTTGAGGGTAAAGGAGTTTTCCTTAAGAAAGTTGGAAGATTCGTCAAACCTGCAAATGGATTCAACATCTTTGCCACAGCAAATACTAAAGGTAAAGGTTCAGACGATGGAAGATTTATTGGAACTAACGTGCTTAATGAAGCCTTCCTTGAGCGATTCGCCTTAACATTTGAGCAAGAGTATCCTACTCCTAAGACAGAGCAAAAGATTCTTGAGAAAGTATCTGGTAACCTAGGTGTACTTGACGAGAAGTTTTGTGAGAATCTTGCTAACTGGGCAGACATCATTCGTAGAACATACAATGATGGTGGTATAGATGAAGTGATTTCTACACGTAGACTTGTACACATCATTCGTGCATTCGTTATCTGGAATGATAGACTCAAAGCAATCAAAGTTTGTGTTAACAGATTTGATGATGAGACTAAGCAGTCATTCTTAGAATTGTATGATAAGATTGATGCAGACATAGTTACTGACGTTACTGGTGAGGAGTATACATGATAAGTAAAGGAGATTGTAGATTCATTGGCAGCATCGTATCCCTTGAGGAGGGTGCTGCCAGAGTCCAGAAAGTCCATGATAATAAGATTATAGTAATAAGACTTGACGGAACTCCCAAAGAGTGTTATTATGAAGAGATACAATACGTATGGACACCTTGAAATATAACGAGAACGAGATCTTGGAAGAGGTCTCAGATTATATCAGTGGTACTTACAGGGGTCATTATTCCTCAAACAATGTTCAGACACTGGACTTGATTGATGCATGTGGTGACGCAGAAGCATTCTGTAGGTCTAATATTTTGAAATATGCTTCACGGTACGATAGGAAGGGTACAGCACGTAAGGACATCATTAAGATTATCCACTATGCTGTATTGCTTTGTCACTTCAATGACAAACAAGCAACATCAAATGCTGCCCAGACTGGAGACACCCCATTCACCGTAGATTATGACAAGTAAATGACAGTAACATTATCAAGAACAACCTTAGATGTCCTCAAGAACTACGCAACGATCAACTCTAGCATCGTCTTCAGGAAGGGGAGTACCCTCAGAACTATATCAAACGCAGAGAATATTCTCTCAGAGTTCACCAGCGAGGAAGTATTTCCTGTGGACTTCGCAATATATGATCTCAGTCAGTTTCTTTCTGGCATCACTTTGTTTGACAATCCTAAACTGGACTTCGCCTCTGACGATTTTGTTCGTATTGCTGGTGCTGGTAGGTCTGTCAAGTACTATTTTTCTGACCCTGAGATCACCCTTAAATCAGCACCAGAAAAGAATGTAAACTTTCCTGGTTCAGATATACAATTTAATCTGACAGCAGAAGATCTAATTGCATTACAAAAAGCATCTGCTGTATATAATTTACCTGATATGTCATTCCAGTCTAAGGATGGTAAGGTACAGTTAGTTCTATCTGATAAAGATAATGATACTAGCAATACATATAAACAGACTATTTCTGGTGAGTGTACTGGTGATTATTCTTTAGATGTTAAGATTGAAAATATTAGATTGCTACCTGGTGATTATAATGTTAAAGTATCTAAGGCATTGATTTCAGAATGGAATAATACTACATTAGACCTAACCTATTATATTGCCTTAGAACCATGACCCATCATTCAAGAGTTGTACAGATTTCATTTACTCAAAAGGAGCAAGATCTTCTACAAATTCTTGATGAGTTGGTGAAGTATGACCTTGCTCCTAATAGGTCAGCATGGTTCAAGAATCAAATTCGTATGAGATATTACGATCTACGTGAAAAGGGAATTATTACACAAAGTGATGACAAAGAATGATTTTTTATGGGTAGAGCGATACCGCCCTACCAATGTTGAAGATTGTATTTTACCTGACAGTATCAAGAATGTATTCAAGGGGTTTGTATCTCAGAAAGAGATTCCAAACCTTTTGTTGTCTGGATCTGCTGGTGTAGGTAAGACTACAATTGCTAAAGCTCTGTGTGATGAGATTGGTGCATCATACATTATGATCAATGGATCTGATGAGGGTAGGTTCCTTGACACTGTGAGAAACAGAATCAGGACATTTGCATCAACAGTCTCCTTGACCTCTGGAGCGTCCCACAAGGTCGTTATCATAGATGAAGCAGACAACACAACCAACGATGTACAACTCTCCCTCAGAAGTGCTGTGGAGGAGTTTCATAGTAATTGCAGGTTTATATTTACTTGCAACTTTATCAATAAGATCATTGAACCATTACACTCTAGGTGTACAGTTGTTGATTTTCGTGTAAAGAATGGACAGTCTACACAATTACAAGGTCAGTTCTTTGAACGTCTTAGAACTATACTAAAAACTGAAAATGTTAAATTTGAAGATAAGGTTCTGGCTAAACTTATTAGGAGGTATTATCCTGATTGGCGTAGGACTATCAATGAGTGTCAACGCTATGCTGCTAATGGCTCCATTGACTCAGCTATTCTCGTTGATGTTGCTGATGTTAATCTTGATAGTCTTCTTACGGCACTGAAGCAGAAAGACTTCAAGACTGTGAAGGGATGGGTTGTTCAACATATTGACAATGATCCTAGCATGGTTATGAGGAAGGTTTATGATAGTCTGTATGGTGTTCTTAAACCAACTTCTATACCAGAAGCAGTTCTTATTATTGCAAAATATATGAAGGACATTTCCATTGTACCTGACCAAGAAATTAACATGCTTGCATGTTTAACAGAGATCATGATGAGTTGTGAATTCAGATGAATACTATTAAATCATTAAAAACACCACTAAGATATCCAGGTGGTAAGTCTAGAGCAGTATCTAAACTATTTCAATACATTCCAAATCTTTATAACGTAAAGGAATTTAGAGAACCTTTTCTTGGTGGTGGGTCAGTAGCATTAGAAATCACAAAAAGGTATCCTCATATTGATGTGTGGGTTAATGATCTATATGAACCTCTATATAATTTTTGGTGTGAACTGCAACATAGTGGACATCAACTTCAAGGTGAAATTGAAGGTTTAAAAAATGTTCACTGCAATCAGGACTCAGCAAGATGTTTATTTTTAGAAATGAAGGAGGTTATCAATGACGAAGAAAAATCTAACTTTGATCGTGCCATCGCTTTTTATATCGTTAATAAGTGTAGCTTCAGTGGTCTCAC